ATGTACGAGATTGTTGGACTAGCGTTTAAAAACGAAATAGAAGCAGACCGTTGCCTTGAGGTAATGAACAAAGAATTAATGTGGAGAATACTCGATGGCAATTACACCGTTTGATACTCTATCACCCTATATAGAAATTGTTGAATATGAATGTGTGAATGAACGTGACTCGGGTAAAGTTATCTTTCGATGCTCTGGTGATCCGGCGACCGTTATTAAATGGTGCCGCAAAAACTTTGGCAACAGGGGAGATGGATGGGACTTTTCGGGTTCTGCTAAGGCTGTAGATATTACGATATGGTCTAGTAAACTGATAACTATGTATGAATTATGGCAAAACTAACAAACGGACAGGGATATGATGTAGCTATCAGTTATATCCCAGAGAAACTAATCGATGCAGTGGTAGCAAAACTCAATACTATACAACCAGTACGAGCAAGTAGTACCAATAAACAATACGCAGAGCGTGAACAAATCAAAGACTTACCTGATATCAGTGTCTGGTGGAGTCAAATGGTTATGGACTGGCCCGAAGTCATAGAGATTGAATCTATGATAAGTGAATTGATTAAGCCAGAGTTGCCTCTAGCAGAATGGTATTCTAGTGATATCGTAGTTATTGAGGGACACAGTAATTGGGTCAACCCTCATATAGACACACCTCATCGTTTTAAGAAATACAACTACGATAAGCGATTATTGGGTGTACAGGCAATCGTGTCATTGTTTGATTTAGATAAGTCTAAGGGAGTTACCGGAGTAGTACCTGAAAGTCATAAACAAGATCACAACATCAACTTGTGTTATCAGGGCTTTTACAATTCAATGTTTTTGAAAAAGTGTGTTCAACCTACATTACTCAAAGGCAGTGTTCTCTATTACAACTGTAGACTGTTGCACTCTAGTATGCCCAATACACACGACCAACCTCGCCAGGCTCTATTGTTTAATTATCTAGATAGTAGTATAATTAATGATATCCGAACTATGGATAACATCTGGGAAAGTAATGAATAAACCTATTTACTGCGGACTAGCTTTTGGGAGTGTCTCTATGGACCCAATGGGTATTCTACGGCCGTGTTGTGGTATTGTTCCTAGTAAGTTTAAGAGTATTGATGATAAAGAATTTCATCCGATTGATAGAATCAATACTAAAAATTTAAGAGAGGTTCGTAAATTATTAAGTGAAGGTGTTTGGCCTGAAACATGCGGCATGTGTAAAAACACAGAAGACTTGGGTTCAGAATCAATGCGTACTATATGGAATAAAACTATACCTGACGCACCCGTAGCTGAAGTAGTCAACCCCGCTGATATCAAGTACTTGGATTTGTCATTAGGTAATAAGTGCAACAGTAAGTGCATGACTTGTAATCCATACTGTAGTGATTTTTGGTCCGAAGAGTATTCGACTATTATTCCTAAATCTATCGCATTTTCTAACTTTGCAATATCAAAATCTACAATATACCAGTTACTTGACACTTTCAAAAATGTAAGGTACATAAACTTACTAGGAGGTGAGCCGATGTTTTCGGATGAACACAGAATGTTGTTAAATCAATTAATTGAGTCCGGAACAAGCAAAGATATATCAATAAGCTATGTTTCAAATTTGACAGTGTACGATGAATCATTAGCGAATGCTTGGAAACAATTTAAATCAGTAGGCGCTAGCTTGAGTATGGACGGAATAGGGCCGGTGAATGATTACTTGCGTTATCCTGCGAAATTTGATAAAATCGAATATAACTTAAAACGTTATCTTGATATTACCAACGTAGGAGAATTTGGCATCACACTTAGTTGCACCATAAGCATTTTTAATTTTACTAGATTCCCTGATCTACTAGATTACTATGTATCACTGATAGAAAACTATGATGGTGAAAATGTATCTCAAAGAATGGCAATATATTTGAACTACGTTAATAGTCCTGCTTATTTCAATAGTGCATTATTATCCAATGAGTTTAGAAAGACTTGTTTACCTAAGCTACATCAGGTGCAAGACCGAATATCAAAAATGAACTTGCACCCTAGTCTATTAGATTCATGTAACACGCTAGAAGCATGGGCAAACGAACCTCAAAAACAAGATCCTGACGCCGTTATTAATGCTATAAGCTTTATAAACAAATCAGATGCTTATAGAAAACGAGACATAAAAGATTTCATACCTGAAGTATGGGAAGAATTAAACAAATTGAAAGAGAAATATGGCAAATGACATAATGATTGACATTGAAAGTTTGGATACGAGTCCAAATTGTGTAATCTTAACGATTGGAGCAGTACGTTTCGATCCTAAAGGTATGGGGGTAGTTGAGAAACTTGAATTGCGCCCAATGATTGAAGAACAAACAGAGAAATTTAATAGGGTGATCAATGAAGACACATTACGGTGGTGGAGCACACAAAGCGAGGATGCGCTCGATGAGGCCATGGGAGACAGGGATCGTGTATCGTTTAATGAGTGCATGGAGGCGCTATACAAGTTTTGCTGGAATCGCCGCGCTGTTTGGTCTAATGGTGCTTCCTTCGATATCGTGGCAATGGAATCCGCCTGGAGAAATCTCGGAATGCGAATCCCCTGGCCTTATTACACTGTCAGAGACACTAGGACTTTGTACGAAATCGCAGGAGTCAGTCTCAAAGATAAAAAGTACGGATCAAAAACAACTCACAAAGCAGTAGAAGATGCTGAACATCAAGCCATCGTTGTACAAGATGCATACAGAAATTTGATTAAAGCTGGACTCGTCAAATGATGACGATGTTACCTGGATTAAAGATAATCAAGCATGCCAAGCACGGTGATGCAAGGGGAAGTTTCTATGAAACATGGAAAATGCCCGACGATATGCGCGGGACATTCCGACAATTGAATACTGCTACTTCTACTCAAAACGTGTTGCGTGGTATGCACAGACAGAATCAATACAAGTGTGTAATGCCAGTCTTTGGTAGAATCTTTGATGTAGCAGTAAACCCCGAGACAGGAGAATGGTTCGGTATTGAATTAGACGACTCAACTGGTTTGTTAATCCCACCTCAGTATGCACATGGATACTTAGTTTTATCTGGGACTGCAATTGTGCAATACATAGTAGATGCACCTTATAACAAAGAGGAAGAAGAAAACTTCAAATGGAATCACTACAACATTGAATGGCCAATTGAAGGAGAACCTATATTATCGGAGAAAGACAAATGAAAATAGGATTTAATTGTAGTAGCTTTGACTTGTTACATGCAGGGCATGTAACCATGCTAAAAATGGAAAAACAATTATGCGACTATCTTATAGTTGCATTGCAAATCGATCCAACCATCGATAGACCAGGCATCAAAAATAAGCCCATTCAAAGTGCATACGAACGGTATGTACAATTACAAGCATGTAAATACGTTGACGAAATATTAGTGTATGAAACAGAATACGACTTGTTGCAAATGCTAATGACACAAACCATTCACATTCGTTTTCTAAGTGATGAATACTTAAACCGAGACTTTACTGGCAAACAGTGGTGCATGAACAACGGTGTTGAGTTGCACTATCATAAACGAAATCATGATTATAGTTCAAGCGAACTACGTGCAAGGACTCATCGACTTGAATCTTTGAAAAACGTTGAAACTATTGATCATGAGCCTCCTCAATATAGTCCTGAATTAGTTAAGAACACATGAAATTCAATAGTGATATTGACATTGATTTCGGGGACAGAGATAAGGTTCTGTCTATAATTGACCACATTCCTGCGGCAATGCGTAAGGTTAATCCCATGCGCAAACATGCTACGGGTGTTCATGTCACTGATGTTCCTTATGATCCGGTCAATGACATGGCAAGCATTGACTATAGTGAGGCTGAAAAGCGTGGATATTTGAAATTAGACTTGTTGAACGTTCACTTATACAATCAGGTGCGTGACGAAAAGCATTTGATTGATTTGATGCGAGATCCTGATTGGTCTCGGCTTAAGAATAAAGATTTTGTTGAAAAACTAATTCACTTGGGAAATCAGTATAACGCAGTAAGGTCTATGCCGGAACCAATAGATAGTATTCCTAGATTAGCTATGATGTTAGCGGTGATACGTCCCGGAAAGAAACATCTTATTGGAAAGACCTGGAGAGATATTGCAAAAACGGTATGGGATAAGGGAAGTGACGGGTATACTTTCAAAAAGTCACATGCGATAGCTTATGCACAGTTGGTAGTAGTTCACATGAATTTATTAGAAGAAACTATGATATTCGCTTAACTAAGGTGATACTACGTCTTTTTGATCTACGTTTATGAAGTTCGTTCATACTAGTGATGGGGCCATGTAACACTGACAAACTTTTATTTGTAAATGTTCTAAGATAAGGTTTGAATTGAGCCCAATCTTCTTTTAGGAATAGGTTTATGGGAATAAGTCTATTGCTTTCCCACCACCAAATGTCTCCCAACTCTAAAAACTTAGCTCTAGCATCAGATTCTACAATGGCACCGTAGTCGTATATCGTAGTAACTGCATCATCTCTATTCTGTACAATCCCTACGTAATCTTGGTTAGCGTAGGAACATACAGTTATGAATGGGTGATTTTCGCTAAGTTTCTTAAAAAACTCGTTTTGTATCATTTATTTTGATTCATATTATTGTTTATTTAATCTTGGGCACCCGAAGTTAATATTTTAATATTTAGGAGCTAAATAGTATAAAGGACCAAGTTTGTGTACTCAACCCCAGTTTTCATTTATACTCAACGACAGATTGTTGTACTGCTTTCCGGTTACTCAGCGAGGAGATACATGCCAGTTTACGCAAAACCACTAACATTGCATAAGGGAGTTGATAATCAAATTCAATTCCAGTTCCTGAACCAGGAACAGAAACCAGTAGACATTACAGGTAAAGAAATAACCTGCAGGATTATCAGTTATGACGGATCGCAAGTATTATTGCGCAAAGCGTTGACTGTGCAATTAGGTGCTACTGGTATCGCCGCCTTCATGGTAAATGCAGCCGATATAGAAGACATTGCCGCTCAAAAAGCACACTATTCATTAGAGATTCCAGTTGGTCAATTTGATTATCCAGTATTTGTAGATCAAAATGCAGGCGCCCGTGGGGATATGAACATCGTTAATTCCGTACTACCAGCATTCATACCTTCATCTAATATAACCATCCCCACCGGGCAAGCCTTCCCTAACATTGATGCCAACAATAATATTCAAAATGCATTGCCCAATGCCAATACATATTATTCTAGTGTAATCAATACTGAGGATAATCCTATATTGACTATACAAACTTCTTTCTATGAATACAACGGTGAAGTTGGTATAGAAGGTTCTACTATTGTCGATAATGATTGGTACCCTATTACTACTGCATCCTATTCTAACAACAGCACAACACAGGGCTATGTTGTTCATGGATATCACCCGTATATTAGAATGGTGTTCACAAGTAATACGGGCGCTATAACCAACATCTTGGCAAGATAATATACCAGTACTATTGCTAAACGATACATACTATGCTAAAATCGTAGTATGTTATTTGATATCCTAACCATTACCCCGGGCAGAAAAAAACTGTCCCAAAGTGGTTGGCATAGTTTTAATGCAGTATGCTGTCATAATCGCGGGCACAAGGTCGACAAACGAGGTCGAGGTGGTATTCGCATTGACGGTGATAACTGGTCTATGCATTGCTTTAACTGTGGATTCAAATGCGGCTTTACTTTCGGAAAGAACATATCCAAGAACACAAAACAGTTTCTATCTTGGTGTGGCATAGACGAAGAACAGATTCAAAAATGGAGTCTTGAAAGCTTAAAGCACAAAGACTTATTAAGTTATATTCAAGTCAAAAAGAATAAAGCCAAGATAAAATTCAAAGATCATGAGTTACCTGAAGGGGAAATGATCGAGGCTACTAATCCACTGCACAAAAAGTATGTTGATTATCTAACATCTAGGGGGATAAATCATAGTGATTATCCCTTTATGATTACTCCAAATGAGTTAGGTAGAATGGGTAATCGTGTTATAATACCATACACTTATAACAATAAAATTGTAGGTCACACTAGCAGATTTCTAGACAACAAGATACCCAAGTACATTAATGAACAACAACCTGGATATGTGTTCGGTATTGACTTTCAAAAGCCCGACTGGCAAGTATGTATCTTGGTAGAAGGTATCTTTGATGCACTTAGCTTGAATGCGTGTGCATTGACTCACAACACAATAAGCGAAGAACAAGCGGCTTTGCTATCACAACTAAATCGTAGAATAATTTTCGTTCCTGATCGTGACAAGACGGGATTGTCAACATGTGATAGAGCATTAGAGCTAGGATATAGTGTTAGTATTCCTGATTGGGATAGTAGTGTTAAAGATGTGAATGACGCTGTAGTAAAGTATGGTAAACTAATGACACTAATGAGCATTCTACAAAGTGCAACAACAAGTAAAATAAAGATAGAATTAAGGAAGAAGCAAATTGGCAAACAAAACGGATTCTAAGAAACAAATCGAATATACATCCGATGTACAAAAACTGTTTCTAAGAATGATGTTAACCAACGCAGAGTTGTACACTCGTGTTATGAACATCATGAATAGTGAGAACTTTGACAGGTCATTGCGACCTGTAGCAGAAATGTACAAGGAGCATACTGACAAGTACAAGGTTCTGCCGGATCAAACACAGATTCAAGCAATGACTGGTATAGATATTGAACCTATTCCAGAAATGAATGAGGGTCATCAGGACTGGTTCTTAGATGAATTCGAGGCTTTTACTAAACGACAAGAACTAGAACGAGCTATTCTCAAA